GAGATGAGCGCTAGTCTCGTGGGCTCGGAGATGTGTATAAGAGACAGGAGTAATTGCGTATAATACAATTACAAATGAAAAAACAAAATATGGTTCCATGAGAATAGCAGAAGAAAAAACAAGTATAAGCAGGGTTACAATAAGAAAATATATAAATAAAAACAAACCATATAAAAACATTTTATTCTATGAATCAAAAAACAATAATTCTTGAAAACGGGCATGGTTCGCAGACCCCCGGAAAACGTTCCCCCATTTGGGGGGACGGTTCCCAATTGTTTGAATGGGAGTTTAACCGTGACATTGTACGCCGTATTGCGGCGATGTTAAAAGCCGATGGCGTAAAGTTTGAAATTTTGGTACCGGAGGAAACCGACGTATCATTGCCGGAACGTTGCCGACGTGCAAACGTTATCCATGCAGATTGCGGCAATAATGCCGTTTTGTTTAGCGTTCATGGGAACGCCGGAGGCGGCACCGGGTGGGAATGTTACACAAGCGTAGGACAAACGAAAGCGGATGCAATCGCAACCGTTCTTTGCGAAGAAGCGGAAAAGGAGTTTGCCCCGGACGGTTGGAAAATGCGTTTCGATTATATAGACGGCGACCCGGACAAAGAAAGCCAATTTTATATACTGAAACATACGGTTTGCCCGGCGGTATTATCCGAAAACTTTTTCATGGACACGGAGAAAGATTGCCGTTTTATGATGACGGACGCAGGGCGTGAGCGTATCGCCAAAGTACATTACAATACAATAAAACGTATCTTATGAAAAAATATCTAATAATAGCGGCAATTGCTTTGGCGGTTGCCGCCGTTGTCACTATATGGGTGCAACGTTCCCGGATTAATCAGTTAACCGGGGAAAGGGACAAATACAGAACCAACACGGAAACGTTATTGCAGGACGTTTCCCGGTACCAAACAAAAGATAGTTTGAACGCCGCCAAAGTTGGGGTTTTGGAACTGAAATTGTCAGAGTTTGAAAAATACCGGGCGAGCGATGCGGAGTTGATAAAGACGTTGCAGACAAAGAACCGGGATTTGGAACGGGTTACAACAACCCAAATGGAAACAATCAACGAATTGCGGGCAACCGTCCGGGATAGTATTGTATATTTGCCCGGCGATACGGTTACGACTGTATTACGTTGTATTGAGTATTCCGACAAATGGGTTGATTTTGACGGATGTATTAAAAATAATACGTTTTCGGGCAAAATTATAACACGGGATAGTCTGTTGATTGTCGAAACGGTGCAATACAAACGTTGGTTAGGTTTTTTATGGAAAACAAAGAAAATCAAAAATCGGCAAATTGATGTTGTAAGCAAGAACCCGGCAACAAAAATATTGGGCGTTGAGTTCGTAACCATAGAAAAGTAACTTTTATTGTTCATAATACCGGGAAACGGGGATTGTAACCAAGCGTTGCAACCCCGTTTTTGTTTTTGCCCGTTTTTAGCCCCGTATTTCGATTATTTTGTTTGAATGGATAAAGTACCCACCACGGCAAATAAAGTGGCTTAAAATGAAAATTCGCCAAAAATAACTTTGCGGGGAGCCAAAAGAACCGTTTTTTGTCCGCAAATCGAAAATAAAAGAAAATTCTTCTGGTAGTTAAAATAAAATGCCATATCTTTGTGCCATGTTAATAAAACGACCGGGCGTTTTCCCGGAACCAAATAAATTTCAAATATGGAAACAAAGAAAAGAACACAGGCGACGGACATTGCCGAGATTGCAACCAAGTTAGACGGCAAAGTTAAATTTTCGTCAATCATTTACCGCCAACAAATGTTGTCGGAGAAATACCGGGAAACAGGGGTAAACGATATGTATTTTATCGGCAAAAAATTTGGGTTGTGGTTTTATACAAGCCGGGCGGCATTAGATAACCTTTGTTATCTGCAAAACCCTAAATTCCCGACGTGGGTATTGTGCGAAAATTCATTGAGTTTGTACGAAATAAGATAATAACCCGCCGGGGGTTCGCCCCCGGCACAATAACAAAGATTATGGCAAAGTATATTTTGAGCAAGAAAGCGAAAGGCAAAAAGTATCAATACACCGTTACCGACGAAAAAGGCAACGTTATTTCAACAAGAACGTCCGCCCGTGATTATGTGGCGTGTACCGCCAACGGCGAATTTTATTTTGGGCGGTTGGACTTAATCGGCAAAGGCGACCACGGCAAAGGGTTGAGCCGCACGACGGAAATATTGGCAAACCCCGAACGGGCGTATAAAAAGCAAGTTGCGTACTTTGTGCCGTCTTATCGGAAAGAATGGATTGCCGAGAACCCCGCCGACGAATGGATTGCCCGCAATGTTAATTGGGCGACCGAACGCCAAAAAGAATTAAACGCAATCGCATATTTACAGCCGGGGGAATAACCCCGGCTTTGCCTGTTATGGATATACGATTGACAGAGGAACAACGGGAAATATTGAGCGGTCGAATTTGCCCGTATTGCCACGTTCCGACCGAGTACAAAAATAGTATTGAGGTTTACGGCGTTGATTATGGAATGATTTATTATTGTCCCCAATGCGGGGCGTATGTGGGTGTTCATAAGGGAACCGACCGGGCAAAGGGTCGATTGGCAAACGCCGAGTTGCGCCGATGTAAGATTGAAGCGCACCGATATTTTGATGAGTTGTACAAACGTGGACTAATGAAGCGACGGGAGGCGTACAAATGGTTATCCGACCAATTGGGATTACCCCCGGAATATACGCATATTGGAATGTTTAACCCCGAAACGTGCGCAAAGGTCGTGGACGTTTCAAAAAAGTATTTATTAACCATGCGATTTGCATTAAGACGACAGGATAAAATAAAAGCGCATTTTGAACCCAACGGGGACGAAATGTTGAACCGGATAAAAGAGAGTTTAACCCGGTTTTTTGCCGCCGACCGTTCGGAGTTCCCGGAGGGATACCGGGAAATTGAGGACTGTTTTAACCAATTGCCGGGGGAACCATACCCGACCATTGCAATAAACGACGTCGGTAACGACGACCGAATGATTGAATTTTATGTTACCGGAAAACAATACGACGTTTACCACGTCGCATTTAAGGGGTTTACAAAGGGTTAAGATATGGAAAGCGTAATTATTGAGGAAATGCGGGCGTTTTTACGATTAGGATTGCCCGAACGTCAACGAAAGTATTTTGCCGACACAATCGACGTGGCAAAGCGTGTCGAGGTTGTCCCGGCGGCGGACGTGTTCAACGAATGGGAAATTGAGTTGATACGCCGGGTTGTTCGCCCGGAGGTCAAAGGATGTTACCGCAATGCGCATTTGTTGACGTTGTTATTTCCCGACCGGGTGCGATACGTCGAGGGTAAAACGCATACAGTTATACCAATCGACCACGCATTTAACCGGGTCGGGGACAAATATATTGACATTACGTTTGAGTTCGCATTGGAGTTAGACCCAACGCAATACGAATATGTGTCGTTTGGGGAATATCCGGCGGGCGTTATTGAGGAAATAGCCAACCGAACGGGATATTATGGCGATATATACCGATTTTGTTATTGTGCGGCGCAAATGGCGTTGGAAAAGATGAACCCCCGGACATAACAGATACGCCGGGGGTCGGTACGCAGTAACCGAGAGCGATTTTTGGTAATGCGGTATTGCAAAGGTAGGTTAAAAATCGGATATTTCACGCACCCGGCAAAAATGATTTCGCAAAACAAAGATTATATTTTTGGTAATTAAAAAAATCTTTCTACCTTTGCAGAACAAAAGATTAACAGCCTACCCGGAGGGATACCGGGAAATGATATGAAAATAAAAGAAAGTGAACAATTAAAGATGTTGGCGACCGAAAGCGGGAAAACTGCCAACCAAGTATCCGAAACAATCGTTACGGAGTTAATCAACAAACAGATTATCGAGAACATAAGCGACAATTGGGGGTTCCCGGTCGCCGATTGTTACGAACGGGATGTTACCGTTGTGGAAATGGTGGACGTTATCCGGGCAATTGGTATTTACCCGGTTCGTTCCGTCCATTTGTACGCCCTGTTGGAATGTGTATTGATTGGCGACGATGATTGCCCGGAGTGTGGCGGGGAAATGGAGGTTACAGACGGCGAGTATAGACGTACCGGAGGCGACGGATATTTGACCCCGCCGGAATATAGCCCGATTTGGTCGGAAAAAACGTGCCGCAATTGCGGGTACAAAGAGAGCAACGAACCAAGTTATTAACAAAAAAATTTAAGTTATGGCATTGAGATTAAGAGTAAACGAAGCAATCGCCCGTTCCGAGGCGAACGGGAAAAAGGTTTTGAAAAAAAACATTGCCGCCCGTCTTTTTGAGGGTGCAAGCGAGAGCGCACAACAGGTAAATATGACGAATTTATGTAACGGCACGACCAAACGGATTGTCCCGGAATGGGTCGTTATTCTTTGCGAAATGTTGGATTGTACGGCGGATTACCTGTTTGGCATGGAGGGCGGAAACAATGAAAAGTAAGTTTATCGAATGGTTGGAAGCCGCCGCCGAAACCATGTTTTCCGGGTTGTTTCAAGCGAAAGCCCTAATTGTTACGTTTGGCGCATTGGGGTTATGTTGTTTGATTGGCGCATTTTGGGACCCGTGGCAATTGTTATTTGCGGCAATGTGCGCCGCAATGGTATTATGTGGAATTTCAGAATATAAAAAGTACAAGTAATGAGAGCAAAGAGCGATAAACCGGGCGACCCGGTAAAAGAGGTTGCGGGAACCGTCGGCAATGTTGCCCCGGATATGTTCCCGGAGATTAACGAGGAACAACAAACAATTATTCCCCCGTTCGTTGATGTTCAACCGGAACAACCAACCGGAGTGTTTGAGATAATACCGGGCATGACGGTTGAGGAAATGACGGCAATGTTTTTCGACGAAAAAACATTGATTGAACCCCCGTATAAGGTTTGGCAGTTAAACAGCAAGGGACACCGATATTATTACCGATATGACGACGCCGGCAACCCGGAGTTTTTCCCGTCGGTTACAACCATATTGTCCCAAACATTACCCAAAGCCCCGCACCTTATAAATTGGATTGCGAACAAAGGCATTGAGGAAGCCGAGCGATACAAAGGCGAACGGGCGGCGTATGGAACGTTTATGCACGCCGCATTTGAGGAATTATTGATTAACCGGGCGTATGATTTGGACGGACTGAAAGGTAAATTAAAAGAATACATTGAGGTTTACCGATTGCCGGACGACTTTATTTATTACGCTGACGATTTGAAAAAGGACGTATTGGCATTTGCGCAATTCGTGTTGGATTATGATGTACGACCGTTAGCCGTTGAAATTGCGTTGGTACACCCGTATTACAAGTATGCCGGAATGATTGATTGCCCGTGTACCATGCGGGCAAAGATTGGAAGCGACGACCGGATTAACGCAATTGTCGATTTCAAAAGCGGGCGCAAAGGCTTTTACGAGGAAAGCGAAATACAATTAGGAATGTACCGGGATATGTGGAACGTCAATTTTGAGCAATTCCCCGTTACCCGTATTTTCAATTTCAGCCCGAAAGATTGGCGCAAAAAACCGTCGTACAATCTGAAAGAGCAAACCGAAAGCCCCAATATACGCAAAATCCCCTATCTGTTGGAGATTGCCGCCATTGAGGACGAAAAGCGGGATAATACGTTTACGACGGTTTCCGGGGAAATATCATTGGATAACGAACCGGATTTGACAAACAATATTGTTTCGCTGACGTTGGCGGAACTTGTTAAAAGCAAAGCCCCGGCGGAAAAGAAAAAGCCGGAACCGGAAAAAGCCGTTACCGTTGAGGATTTGAAGAAAGACCCGGAACCCGAACCACAGCCGGAACAGAATGTTATCAGTTGCGAAAAGTTTATTGATTTGATAAACAACGACGACGACAATTATTCATTATGCCAAACAACAGATATTGGGAACACATACGGCGTAAAATTGGTTGACGAGGGCTTGAATTTAGACCAATATAGATGGTACAGCATAGCAACCAATATTTACAAGTGTTCCGACGGATATGTTAAAGTAACCGGAGCGTTTCAAAGTTTTTCAGAAATGCAGGGTTGGTCGGATATAGACGTACATTCAGAGGCGGAAAAATTGCAGGGAAAAGAATTGCAATCGTTTGAATTAAGAATGAAAGCGTATGAAATAGAAAATGCCACGGAACAACAGCCGGAACCCGAACCACAACCGGAACCGGAGGAAAAGAAAACCAAGACCGTAAAGAGAACCACACGAAAAACGGCAAAAACGGCGGAAAACAAGCCCGTCAAGGAAAAGAAAACCGCAAAACGTACAATTACACCAAAAAAAGAAAAAGTGGCTAAAATCGAAGAAAAACAGCCTAAAAAGCCGGAACCCGTGACAAAGAAAGATTTGTTGAATACTGAAATTGATATTTGATTATGAAAGGACGTATAAACATAAACAGACCAACCACCGGCATACAACGTGTTGTTTTGCCACGTGTGGGGTTTATCAAAGTAGGGTACAAGGAAAAGGCGGCAAACGGCAAAGAATACCCAAAAAGCGTTGATTATTTTATACCAACCGGAAAGTATGCAGGATTGTTTACGAAAGCATACGGCGAGAAACCGCAAACAATACAGATTGTTTTCTCGGACGACGCCCCGGAAAAGGTTTGCAATGAAATGTACGAATACCGGGACGACGACGGGCGACGCATAGCATACGGCGACGGGGAAACGTTCTTTGTATGGAACGGAAAACAATATTGTCAATATAGTACAAAGGATTATCCCAATTTGATGGCGGGGGTTGCGGAAAAGCACCCCAACCGTGCCGTATTAAACGGCGGCGACGGATGGATTGTAACGTTAACCGTAACTTTCATTATTCCGTTGGTGCGTGGCGTTGGCGGAGTTTGGCAGTTTACGACAAAGGGGACAGCGTCAACAATACCCAATATCCGTGATACATTCGACGCAATATTGCAAGAAAAGGGATTTGTAAAAGGAATTATCTTTGATATGAATGTACAATTTGCAGTTTCTCAAAAGCCCGGCGACCGTTCTCGTTATCCGGTTGTTACGATTGTTCCAAACGAAAGTGAGGGAAATTTGTTTGCGGTAAAAGAAGCATTTAAGCCCGTAAAGTTGTTGGAATAAAAAAAAAGTATTATATTTGTGGCGTAAAAAAATCGACCGTTACCGATTGAAAGATATTTGCTAATTAGCTACAAAGCCCCTTTTAGATGTGTAACGGCTCTAATTGGGGCTTTTCTTTTTTAATTATGACTTACAATATTTTGATTGACCAAAGATTCGCCGTTGCAAATAAACTGACTATTGTTCAAACAACAACGCTTGCAGCGTGTATGACATTGCCAACGTGGACTAATACAATTACGGTTGATGGCATTGTTTGGTATCAATATTCAGAAACAAAAATGGTAGATGATTTTCCGTTGCTTTTTTCAATCCCTAAAAGAGTTTACAAAAACATTAAAGAACTTGCAGACAGAGGATTTATTGAGTTGAGTTCTTTTGGGAAAACAAAGTATCTAAGATTTACAGAAAAATGTAAAACATGGAACAGAAGCGAAACGGACTTTAATCAGTCCGAAAACGGACTACAAGACTATAATATTAATATACAGCAGTCCGAAAACGGACTAAACAACAGTCCGAAAACGGACTTTAATCAGTCCGAAAACGGACTACAAGACTATTATATTAATAATAATAATAATATTAATAATACTATGAAGAAAGAGGCTAAAGCCTCTAAAGAAAATCCAAACGGATTTTCACAAGACAATTTTTCAAACGAAGAAAAAAAAGTTAAAGCAAGTATTGTTTATGGGTTTACCCCGGAATTGTTGGACGTCAGAAAACAAGTAATTGATAAAGTTGATAATTACTTTGCAAAACTTGTATTCCCATTTGATAGCGATGAATTTAAACGGAACTTTTATATTTTGATGTGTCAACCGAAATGGAGAACGTCGCAAAAGAGTTTTTCAGCGATACAAGCAAACTTAAATGGTTTGAGTAAATACCCGGAAGAATTTGCGCTGATTCTGATAAAAGAAAGCATTTCAAAAGGTTGGGCGGCGTTAGAATATGAGTCAACCCCCGAAAAATACGAAAAATGGGAAAAAATGAAACGTTCCGTAAAGACAGAGCAGCAAAGCAGCAAAGAAATTTCGGATATGATGAAGTATTTAAACAATGATTTTGATTGATATGGGAGCTATTGAAAAAATAGAAAATACGGCTTTAGAAATATATAATACCAAGCCCGGAACAAAAGCCATTGAAGTACGCCGTAGAATGATGCAATTGCCGGAGGTTGCCAAAGCATTAAACCCAGTTGAAAAATATGTTTTCGCAGCGTCAACAAAAACACCAATTGCGGAAATTGACGATGCAAAATTAGTTGAAAATCTTTCGTTGTTGTTTAAGCGTATAGCAATGGACGTTGGTTATATAATACCACAGAATGAAAATGATTGGAATTATATACAATCCCGGTTGTTGGATATTCTGAAACGTTATCACTCTGATATGACGTTGGCGGATATTAAGATAGCTTTTGAGTTGGCGACGACCGGGGAATTAGACGAATTTTTGCCGAAAGATAAACACGGGAACCCGGATAAATATCATTATCAGCAATTCAATGCGGATTATCTTTCAAAGATATTGAACGCATACAAGCGAAAACAGAACGTCGTAATTGACAAAGCGTTTAAAGTATTGCCGGAACCAAAAGGCGAAATGACGCCGCAGCAAATACGGCAATTTGAGATACAAAGACAATGGCGGAACCGTTATATTTTCCTTTGCTACAAATACACCGGGAAATTAATATTGGGGCTAACTGATGATATGTTTTTGTATGAATGGTTGCAAAAATGCGGGTTAGCTGATGATGTACAAGTTAAAGAGGACGACCGCAAAGAAGCGTTTGCCCGGTATATGCAGCGTGTAGCCCGTGGAATAATAAACCAATATACGGCATTTCAAGTTCGCCGAAAAGGAACCGAAAGCCCGGAAATTGATTTTACGGCGTTTGAAGTTGCCCGGAAAAAGGAGATTATAAAAGCATTTGACCGGATGATTTCCGAGGAAATGCAAGTTGATAACTACATGAAGTTTTAAATATGGAACTATTTATTGTTTGCTTTATAATTGGCGTAATAGGTTATTTTACAAAAGCGGGAGGTTATATATGAAAAAAAATATAAGAATTTCAGCAGTAGTGGGAATTGACCCGGGAAGCAATGGCGGTATTGTAACATGGCGACCAAATCAAAATATCAAGGCAATACAAATGCCAAAGGATTTAACAGATTTGCGTAATTATTTGGAATATCTGAAAACCATTTGTTCGCCAATTGTCTTTTTGGAAAAATTGAGCGTGCGCCCGGACGATGTAACGCCGGGTGCCGATGGCGTCAATATGGGAAAGTTGTACCGAATACAAAAGATGATGGCAAACTTTGAGCAATTGAAAGCAATCATTTCAGTTTGCGACATTCCGTTTGTTATGGTACACCCTATGAAATGGCAAAACGAATTGAAGTTGCGAGCAAAGACGACACGAAAAAAAGAAGAAAAGAACGAGCGAAAACGCAGATACAAAGAGGTTGCCGGGAATTTGTACCCGGAATTGAAACCGACATTGTGGAACGCCGACGCCACGTTGATAATGCACTTTGGACGATACATTTTGCGCAACAACCCCGGTTGGGTGCGTCAGAATTTACCAAGCAACATGCACGAACGTTTGTTTTAGCCACGTAGAGCGATTTTAATTTCAAAATGGATAAAATATACATGGAAGAAGAAAAAGCCCCGCAAATCGAAAATCCGGAAAAAATAAGTATTCCGGATTTTAAAGAATATGAAATTGATAGAAACGGAAATGTGTTTAGAAATGGAAAGTTGATGAAACAGCAAACAAACACATACGGTTATAAACACATTCATTTAAGTATTGGAGGGAAAGCAATCACATGTTTAGTTCATAGACTTGTTGCAATGGCATTTATTCCAAACCCGGACGGTAAACCATGCGTTGACCATATAGACGGAAATAGAAAAAATAATTCTGTTGATAATTTAAGATGGGTTACTATAAAAGAAAATAATAATAACCCAATAACAAAAGAACGTATTGGATTATCTAAAAGTGGAGAAAATTGTCCTTTTTATGGGAAACGTGGCAAATGTTGTTTACATTCAAAACCTTTGTTTCAGTTTAAGAACGGGGAATTGATAGGTTATTTTGAAAGTATTGATGAAGCATGTAAAAAATATGGTTACGACCATTCTTTAATAACAAGATGTTGCCAACATAAAGTTTCAATTGCATACGGTTATGAATGGGAATATGCCTTTGATTATTTTATTGAATTAACAAAACAATTGCGTCATAATCAACGCAGATATTTTGCGCAACGTCGCCCGGAAATATTAGCGACCTGCAAGAAATTAGAAAGTGAAGTTGATGCAATTGTTGCTAAAATAACAGATAAACAAATGAGGCTGTTTTGATTTATGCCCGGAATGTATAACGTTCCGGGTTTATTGTTTTTTTTTGAAAATAAAAAGAAAAAATTTTGGTAGTTAAAATGTTATGCGTATATTTGCAGTGTCAAACAACGAAAGACCCCACAGTCTAACCAAAATGCAAAAAGACTGTTGAAAGATTAAGTTCGTAAGAGTAGAAAGTAAGCAACGGTATCTACAAAGGGTTAAATGATGGTTCGGTAACCGATTAAATGAAGTGATAAAGCCAAAATCTTTCAGAGTACGACAAACACCGACCGGGCGGGTTCCCGGATAAATTATAAAACTATGAAGTTATTAGAGATTCACAAAAACGGTATTAATGCGCATAATAATGAAGTTTCATTTTATGGCATAGATTTTCAAACAAAAACATTGATGTTTGATGGAATAGAAAACGTTGAATGTGCAATAGAAATTGCAAAAGAGTTAGGATATAAGATTTCTGAAATACAAATGGTGTTTTGATATGTTTATAGATGAAGTAGGAGCAACCCGGCACGCAATAAGCGACAAAGAGTTGAACGAATTATACAAGCGTTTGGAAAATTTCATTGCTGATTGCACGGTTGAGGAAGCGAAAGAAAGCCGGGACGCATTTGTTAAGGTGCAAACAATGATATACCAAAGAATGAGAGAAACAAAAAAATAATATTAACCGCCAGGGGAAACCCCGGCACAAACCGAGAGCAAAAATGATAGTTAAGAAATTAGAATTGGTAAATTTCCAAGTAATTAAAGAGCTTAACGCAGATTTCGACGGTAACGTTTATTTCATTACCGGAGATAATGAGTTGGGAAAATCAACCGTATTAAAAGCAATTGGGGCTTTGTTGACCGGGAACCGTGACGCCGTATTGAAGAACGGAGAAAGCGAAGGTTTTGCAAAAATGATTGTCGGCGACGATGGCGAGGAATACGAGGTTGAATTGAAGTTTACAAAGGCAAACCCACGTGGCACGTTATCAATAAAATCAAAGACAACCGGAATGAAAAGCGATAACGTTTCAATGTTGCAAAAGATTTTCGGTTATACAGATTTTGACGCCGTGGAATTTTCTCGTTGGTCGGAAACAGCCGAGGGACGCCGCAAACAAATTGAAGTTGTCAAGGCGTTGTTGCCGGAAAATGTACGCAAAAGAATTGCCGAAATTGATACAGAGGTTGCCGGGTTGAAAACAGAGCGTACCGGAGTGAACCGGGATTTGAAAACTTACAAATCCATATCAGACGCAGCCGGGCAGGGATTGACAACAGAGGATTTGAAAACGTATGCCAAACCAAAGGATATTACCGAACTGATGCGAGAACAGCAGGAAAACGCCCAATTGATAGAAAAGGCAAAAACCGTACGTTCGGCGTTAGCACAGAGAACGCAGCAGTTGGAGGAAATTTCGGCACGTATGGAAGCTGCCAAAGATTCATACGAAAAGGCGATTGAGGCGGCAAAAAAGGCAATGGCGATGGCAGAACAAACCTACAAAGAAACCGTTGCACAGATTGAGGCAGAAAAATCCGATTTTGAGAAACGCAAAGCAAATGCGGAAAATTGGTTGGCGAAGTATGAGGAAAACAACCCGGAAAAGTTAGATACAGCCGAGCAATTGAGAAAGGCAGAGGAACACAACAAAAAGGCTGCAAAAGTTGCCGATTATCTGACAAAGAAAAAGCAGGCAGACGACAAAAGAGCAGAAGCCGAAAAGATGGATTCAGATATTGCCAAATTATCCGCAGAGCGTGAAAAACTTATTTCGTCGGCGAAATTGCCGATTTCCGGGCTTTCGTTTAGTGATGATGGGTTAGTATTAAATGACGTCCCATTTGTCGCCGGAAAGGTTTCAGATTCGCAAATAATGGAGGTTGCCGCAAAACTGATTATTGCAAGTAACCCAACGGTTAAGGTATTCAGAATTGCGAGGGGCGAAAGTTTGGGACAAAAGAGATTGCAGGCAATTTTGGATTTGGCAAAAAAAGAGGGATTCCAAGGTTTTATTGAAAGTGTTGTAAGGGGACAGCAGGATTTAATTATTGAGGAATACACAGAACAATAATAATAAACCGGGGGTCGTTAAATCAAAGACCCCCATAAAACAAAAACAATATGGAAGTAAAAGACATGACAATTTTGGACGTTTTGAAAACACCCGAATTTTATAATAATCTGAAAGTGGTTATTTCCGATTTGGAAAACACTCGGAGAAATGCAGAAAAAAGCGCAAACGCCCCATTGAAACGGCACCCGATAGACCGATTGCAGGGAAAAGGAGTTTTTGAACCGGGACAAATGACCGTTCTTTATGCGTCGGCGATGGATAAAAAATTGCAGGGATATTCAAGCAGCGAAAGAAAGTTTATATTGGAAGTTGGCGGCGAAGCGTTTAATATTACAATGAAACAATTTGTTGACCAAGAAAAGAAAGACAATGAGGAAAAGAGAGATAACAGCAACGGGAATGATTAATAATAACGGCGGTTTACAAATGAACATGGGGGAATTAAATCAATTCTTTGCAATGCACAAAGGTAGCCGCATAATCGCCCGTTTTATTGTAGCGTCGCCAGGTTCGTCAGAGGCTTTGAAAGGTTATTATTTCAATTACGTTGTACCAACATTCAGAACCGGAATTTGGGAGGCGGGCGAACGTCTGACAGAGGAACAAACCGAACGCCGATTGCGTGAGTTGTCCCCGGTTATGTATGATCAGCCCCCGGATATTAACACCGGGAAATATGAAACCCGGTTGCGGACAATTGCAGAGTTGAGCAATGCGGAATTGATAGAACATATTGAGCATTTGAAACAGATTGCAAGTGAAGAATATTATATATATATTGCAGACCCAAATGAAATTTGATTATGAAAAAAGTAACATTGAAAGACAGCAAAGGAAATGAGATAAACGACATTATGAAAGATGTTTTGACGTTCGATTGTGAAACAACCGGGTTGCCCCCAAAGGGCGCAAAATGAGACGTTGATTTTGCGGAATTTCCAAATATTGTGCAATTGGCATGGGCGGTAAACGAAAAGGAACGTTCCTACATTATTAAGCCGGAGGGATGGGAAATACCGGAAGCGTCAACAGAAGTTCACGGAATTACAGCAGAGAGAGCAAACGTCGAGGGCGTCCCATTTGCTGATATTATAGGCGAATTTTTGGAGGATTGCGAAAAAGCCCGTTTGTTGGTAGGACACAACATTTACTTTGATACGTCAATTGTAAAAGCAATGATATTGCGAATTATGGGGCGTGAGTATTACGACGAAAAAGCCGAGGACGCATTGTTTAAGGGAAAACGAATTGATACCATGATGAAAACAATTAAATTTGTCGGCGCAATGTTTGCAAATGGACGCCCCGGAAAATTCCCGACGTTGGAAGAACTTTATAATAAATGTTTCCCCGGCGAAACATTCCCGACGCATGATGCGTTGGAGGACGTGAAAGCCTGCAAACGTTGTATTCCGGTTTTGGTGGAAAATGGTATTATAGAACTGAAACCGATATTTGCACCGGATGCAGAGCCGGAAAACAAGGTTGCAAAATTGTTAAATGAAACAGACTTTTAAATTATGAACGAAAAAGAACAAAATGTTATGCCGATTCCTACAAAGGAAAAGTTTTCATTATCGAAAGTAAAGTTATTGAAAGATGGCGGGTTAGACGTACATTATGAAGTAACGGAAGTTGTCGGAAATGAGAGTTACACGAACAAATACCATGTATTGAGTGCAAAAGACATACACCCGGATTTGCGTCATTTGTTTAATGATTTGCGCCCGATTATGGGACGTGTATTCAACATAACGTCATTTAAAACCATGATGGCAACGCCGGAGTTTAAAGCAACAAAGAAACAAACAGATATTGCAGCCTCATTTGCGGAAGAATGTTTGGACAATATAGAGGTTAGGGGCGTTTCTTTGTCCGGGCAAGATGATAACGTAGGCGTCGTTTTAACCGGATTGTTTACCATATCAAACAATCAGAAAACAGCAATCAATACCCCACGAATGAAATATAACGTTGAAACGTTCGGTTTTGAGGAAGAGTTGGAAAACATTGTTTGCGATATTGAAAACGAGGTTTACGCATTTTTGTTCAAAGGCAAAAAGGCGCAATTGGAATTGTTCGGGGCTGACGGCGAACCCGCACCGGGTTTGGTCGCAGAGCCGGAAAAGGAGGACGGATTGTTCTCGGAGGTCGGCGACCCGGCTAACGAGGACGACCCGGAGGACGAAACGGCGGATATGTAAGCAATGGAGCCGATATTGCTAACTGACCGGGAAGAATACCAATTTGTAACCGATAGGGGGTTTTGCCCCCTATTGGATTACAAGCGGTTTACAATGGATATTCGGTTGCGTGTCGAAATCCAACGGGAATTGTTCGGGCATTGCGTTTTTGGTCGTGGGAATATCCCACAGGCAAACGAACGGTTTTTTAGGTGGATTTGGGAACATAAGCCGCACCAATGCGAGGAAACATTGCGCCCGTTGTCGAGTTATTCCGCCGTTTATTGTTCGCATATCCTAACGAGGGGTTCGCACCCGGAAATGGCGCATGACCCAAGGAATATTAATATACTTTGCTTTGAAATGCACAACCGTTGGGAGAATGGCGACCGTGAGAAAATGCGAATATATCCGGGCAACGTCCGGATTATTGAATTGCTTAAAAACGAATACAGAAGTTTGAAAATATGAGAACGAAAAAAAGAACACCCGATTACGGGGAAATTTCCCGGGCGTCAATCAAACGAGATTTTCAAAGGGTACAAAGATACCCGGAAAGGGAGAAACGCCCGCAAATCGAAAATCAGCCCGAAATAAATGCAGAAAGACGGGTTTTGTTTGTTGGCGAAAATTCAGGTTATTACAAATTGCGTTCTTTCATTGTTGGTAAATTGGTTCGATTAGTTCAAAAATCAAGCGTCGGCGGTTGGGTTTGTGAGTTCGTACACGACGACGACCGAAAAGCGATAAACCATGCCGCCGGATGGTCGGACAATAAGAAACAATATTTGTTGGATTGCGTAAAATTCAAGTGACATGAAAATAAAATCAAAAACCGGATATAAAATTGCGTTATACACGTTCGTGACGTTGACGGTTGCGTCTTATATGTGGGCGTTGTATAGTATTATTGTTTGGATAATTAAAGCGTTTTTTGTATGAGTGTAAACAAGGTTATTTTGATGGGACATACCGGGAAAGCCCCGGATTTTAGGGAGTTCGACAACGGGGGTTGCGTGGCGACCTTTTCGTTGGCAACCACGAAACGAGGTTATACCACAAAGGACGGGCGGCAAATCCCGGAGCATACCGAATGGCATAACGTCGTATTGCAAAACGGGTTGGCAAAGGTCGCCAATCAGTACGTCAAAAAGGGCGACAAACTGTATATTGAGGGCGAATTGAGAACCCGGAGTTATGACGATGCGCAAGGCGTCAAACGGTATGTTACCGAGATAGTCGCAACCGATATGGAAATGTTGACCCCGAAAGCGACCGGAGCCGGGGCGCAAGTACCGCCGCCGCCCGTGCCGGATGCACCCGCCCCCGACGGAAACGACGATTTACCATTTTAAGCCGTTGACGATATGGGAGCGATAAACGGACGGGTTATTTACAGCCCAAAAGGTAAAGCCGGGGAATACGCCGAGAACGCCGCCAATTTCTTTGTCGGTTGTTCCAACGGTTGTACTTACTGTTATTTGCGCAAAGGTCGTGGCGCAAAGGTATTGGGAGGCAGTCGCCCGGAGTTGAAAAAGACGTTGCGGGAATATCCATACGCTTTGGATATTTTCAAAAACGAATTGTTGGCGCATAAGGAGGAATTGCAGAAAACGGGGTTATTCTTTTCGTTCACGACCGACCCGTTGTTGCCGGAAACGGAACGGTTGACCCGTCAAGCGGTCGGCGTATGCCAACGCCACGGCGTCCCGGTTAAGATATTGAGCATATGCGCCGAGGGGTTGAACCGCTTCATTGATTTTGCCGAGGCGTCCGAGGGTTGGGACGTGTCCCGTATCGCTTTGGGCGCAACGTTGACAGGTTGCGACGAATTGGAGCCGAACGCCGACCCAAATACGATGCGGGTTAATGTGTTGGCACGGGCAAAACGCCACGGGTTCCGCACCTTTGCAAGCGTGGAGCCAATCCAGCCGGGAATGTACGACCGGGCAATTGGGATAATCAAATTGTCGTATCCGTTCGTTGACCTGTATAAAATCGGGTTGCAGAGCGGCGGCAAATATCCGAAACGGGAAATACGATTGATTTACGACACAATTACGGAACATTGGGAGGGACGCCCGGAACAACCCCGTATCTATTGGAAAGATAGTATTGTTAATCCGTTGGGGATTGACCGGGGAGAATTGCCGGGGTATTGTGTCCCTGTTAATTGGGATTTGTTTAACAATGAAAAGTGAAATACGGGTTGAGGTTCCCGCCGATTGCCGATTGGTCGGAGTAAGGACGGACGGCGATGTTGTCGTTATCATTTACGAGCCAATCCAAAACGTCCGGCAAATTGGATTTATCCATTACCCGGAACCCGACGACGAAACCGAGGAACCCGAAAATAAAAAGTAAATATGCAGTACAGCAATAAGGATTACAACCCGGAAAAGCACGACCGTTGGCGTGCGTTGACCGTAAAACAGCCATACGCAAATGATTTGGTAACGGAGGCGTACAAGGACGAAAACGGTATTGTTTACGGGAAAAAGACAATTGAAGTTCGGAGCAAAAACACGTCATACCGTGGCGACGTGCTGATATGTTCCGCAGCGTCCCCGGTTTATCCGGGAATGGAAAGCGGCGTTACTTTGGGATTGGTTGAGTTGTACGACGTAAAGCCGATAAAAGAGTTTACGCCGGAGGATTGGGAAAACACCCGGATTCCAAAGGAAAAGAGGGCGAAAATAACAAAGGGGTACGGGTGGTTGATGCGCAACCCCCGCCGGGTTATTGAATTTCCGGTTAAGGGGCAATTGGGGATTTACAATTTGGTTTATACCAAAGATTGTATATTGCCGTACCCCGTGGCAATGGTAATGGATAAAAAGGGTTATGAATTAGCAAGAAAGGAGGCACACAATGAGTAAGGACAAACACACCGTCCAAACAGGCATACACGTTGGGCGGGTCGGCGTCTATGTTTACGCCCGTGAGTATTGGCAATATCATAGTTGTCAATTTGGGGTATCCATTGATGCAATAAACGGTTACGACCGTTATGTTGATATTGAGGCGAAAATATTGTTTGTCGGCATTGGCATACGGTTTATATGGATTAAAAGAAAGGTAAAATGATGAAAGCAAAGATTTTATTGTTATCTTTGGCAACGCTTTTGTTGGGGGCGTGTCAAAGCGAGAACGAACCAACGGAGGTATTTAATTTACTTCAAAAAACCGAGAGCATGGAAGAAAGAAACGAGTTTGTAACGAATACCACGGCGGCAATGATACAGATAAACGCCCCCCGGTATAATTGTGAGATTGTCGAAATCGCATTAGCCGGGGGCGATAGGGTACGAATTTGCGTAAAAGGCGCAAAGGACGATTTGGACGCATTGTTTGACTATGTAAACGAAGCGGGCAAAGAATGAGAGTTAAGCAACCCGAACCGTTCGACCCAAACAGAGAGTACAACCCCGGCGAACGTTGCGTTTACCGGGGTATGGTATTGATTGCCGAGATATGGACGGCGGCGGATGCACGATTAGCCAACAACAACCCCGCAATATTTACGCAACGTTGCGTTCGCTGCAAAATCCAAAGGGAAGATTGCCCCGGAATAGGTAGGCAATGCGATAAGTACAACAGAACCGACCGAAAAACGATATTTTGGCGGTTGGCATATCCGAAAACAGTAAGAACGAATAAAAAATTAGAGCATGACAGAAAGTAAGTTAAACCCGTTTGATGCGGAATTGTTGGTTATGATTGGCGATATTGCCAAAAGCCAACCGGAGGTCGAGGAAAAACCCGACCGTTACGAAATCACGGTTGACACAACCGAGATACAGGAAAACGCAATTGAAGCAGTAAAACAGGCAGTCGCCGGACGATTGGGGAAACGCTTGTTAGTTACCCACACGTTAGACGCCGCCGTTGTTTTCAACGTCGAGTACGACCCGACGGAATACCCGGAACAAATCCGCACCCGGTTAGTTGAGCCGGACGCCACGGCGGGAACCCGATATTGCCGCACGTTGTTAGAAGTTGACGCAATACAGGTACGCCGGGACAATTTGGACGACCTGTTAAGATTTACCGGAGGCGGAACCATGACGATACCGAGAACCCCGAACGGGCGGGCGGTTTATTCGTTCCCGGACGGCAACGGCATTTTCATTGACGCCCCGGAAACGTACTACATTGTCCGGGAGCCGGACGGACGATTGACAACCCGCCCGGAAAGAGAGTTTAACCGGGAGTTTGAGCCGAAAGGCGTAAGCGTACCGAAAGAACCCGGCGATAAGGGATGCGGGAATTGCGCCAACTTTACAAACGAGGACGTCAACGGGAACGGTTATTGCGAGGCGTTCAAATGCGAACAATCGTGCGGCGTTATGCCGTGTCAAGAGTACAAACCCAAAAATCAATAAAGCGATGAACAAAAGAGAAAAATTTTTGAAAGAGATTGCCGAGGTTATCAACCGTAATTCTTTGGAGGCGCATTTTAACGATACCCCGGATTACATATTGGCGAAAGTAGCAGTTGAAGCAATGGAGAATTTCGCCGAAGCGTCCGCACGGAGGGACAATTGGCACGGGTTCAAAGAAGCCGATAAGCCGGGCGAGGTTGTGCGGAATGAGGATTGCGACAATTGCCCGGTTCGGGGGATTTGCCCGGAACGTTGGGCGAACCAATACAGGGTCGCCCCGGAGCATAAGAAGCCGGAGGCGTTCGACGTCCCAAAGGAGGTGCAAGCAATGGCGGAATATTTCGGCAAGATGTTCCCCGGTTCCAAAGTAGAAATACACCGGGTCGAAATGCCGAAAAGGAACCCACGGGATAAACGCCGGGCAAATAACAAAAGGAAAGGGGGTAACAATGGGAAAAGGTAATTGCCCCGGACAATCGAAGCCCGAAAAGATATGCGGAACGTGTCGATATTTCGACCCGGAATTTCCGGTTAATGGGAGGTACGAAATAGGCATAAGCAATTAGGCAACCAGCCCCGGAAACAAAGCCGGGGTTTTGCCGTTTATATGTGAGAGAGAACAAACGGTTGGCAATGCGGCGAAAAAGCCGTAAATTTTCCCCGTGGTTAAAAGATAACCGCCGAGATATACAAAGTATCGTATAAGACAATAAAGCCTCTTAAAATGGAAATTCCGTGCAAATAACTTGCAATCGAAAAACATTTGGTACCTTTGCAAAAAAAAGATATGGAAGTTTGGAAAGATATACCCGGTTTTGAGAATTACCAAATATCCAATTATGGTAATGTAAAAAGCCTCAATTATGGGAGGACAGGAAAACCCAAGTTGCTAAAACCAACTGTAAGCGGAAAAGGTTATTTGCAAGTAAGGTTATCGAAGTCCGGTAAACCAAATGCGTTGTTGGTTCATAGATTGGTTGCAATGGAATTTGTTCAAAATCCAAATAACCGGAAACAAATAAATCATAAGGACGAAAACAAGTTCAATAATAATGCCGATAATTTGGAATGGTGCGATAATCAGTATAACAATACATATAACGGCAAACATAATAAAATTGCCAAACCTGTAATACAACGTTCAAAAGCCGGAAACGAAATTGCCCGGTATAAATCTATAAGGGAAGCGGAAAGAAAAACGGGAATACAAAATATAACAATTACCCGATGTTGTAAAGGAGTGTATAAAACGGCGGGCGGGTATGTGTGGGAATACGATTTGACGATTAAGGAGATTTGACGATGAAAAAGAGAAAGAAGCCATTAGGCTACAACAAACGTTCCGAGGAACAACGAATTTATGACATTCGGTTTTGTGCCGATTTATTTTTGCGTGGTTATTCGTACCGGGAAATTGCGGACGCATTGAACCGGGATTTATCCGCCCGTGGAATGGGTTATACAATAACCTTTCAAATGGTTTATTACGATTTGCAACAATGCCTTATCGAATGGAAGCGGGAACGGTTGGATACAATCGACGAATATGTTACACAGGAATTGCGCAAGTTGGATAAAATGGAGCAACAAGCGTGGGAGGCGTGGGAGGTATCCAAAACCGGAAAGCAGCGCACCAAAGAGAAAACCAACCGGGGGCGTCCTATCAAAACGGATGCGACCGACGGCGACCCGGAATATTACGGGTATGACGAAACGACCGTTGAAACGTCGGCGGGCAATCCCCGGTTTTTGGATTTGTTGTTGAACATTCAACAACGCCGGGCAAAGATGTTGGGATTTGATGCACCCGTTAAAATCGAGATACCCGGATACAACGCCGGGACGGACGACGATAAACCGAAATACGATGTTAAGGCAATCCCGGACGACCTGTTGTTTGCCGTCGCCGACAAATTGCAGTCCGCCGAATTTCAAAAGACAATCGCCGAGAAAGGAGGGGCGCAATAATGGCAAGGCGAATGAATATTGTTAAACAGGTTGTAACCAAAACGAACCATTATTGCGGGGATTGCGGACACGGTATTTGGTATTTCGACCATGAGAATTTAGATGTTTCAAATAGATTGCCGATTTGTTGCCGTTGTCCGTTTACCCCGAACCGTTCCCGGATAAGGAGCGAAACGGCGTGTTTGAATTGGATACCGAAAAAGCCCGGCGAATTGATAGTTACGCCCGATAAAATTGTACGACCATGAGCAACGAGGAATTATTGAAGATGTGCGAGGAAATCAAGGCAGACCCCGGCGAATTGGTGCGAGCCGCCGCCCGTAAACGTCTTATCAACTTTGCTCGGTATATGCAACCGGATTTGGTATTGGAACCGTTCCACGTCGTATATTATACCCTGTTGGATATGTTTGCGCACGGCAAAATACGAAAAATGATTGTACAACAGCCGCCGCAACATGGCAAATCGGAGGGGTCAAGCCGCAAATTACCCGCATTTATGTTGGGGTTAAACCCAGACCGCAAAATATGTATCGGTTCGTATGCGGCGACAATCGCACGGGATTTTAACCGGGACGTTCAACGAATAATCGACACGCCCCGGTATCGTGAATTATTCCCCGGCACGTACTTAAATGGGTCGAACGTCGTAACAATGGCGAATACCTATTTGCGCAATTCCGATGTTATCGAAATGGTCGGGCGTAAGGGGTCGTTGCGTGTCGTCGGTCGTGGCGGTTCGCTGACGTCTAAAACCGTGGACGTTTCGATATTGGACGACGTGTATAAAGATTACGCCGAGGGTAACAGCCCGATAGTACGGGCGGCGGCGTGGAAATGGTACACGACCGTTGTACGCACCCGTTTACACAATGATAGTCAAGAATTGATTGTATTTACCCGTTGGCACGACGACGATTTGATAGGGCACATTGAAAAGAGCGGCGAAACGATTATTGATGTTAAGGGTTGGGCGGATTTGGAGGACGTAACGCCGGGGGCGTGGGTGCGCATAAACTTTGAGGGGCTGAAAACCGGGGAACCGACCGAGATAGACCCACGGGAACCGGGGGCGGCATTATGGGAAAGCCGACACAGTAAGCAAAAGTTGGAGGCGCAAAAGGCATTAGACCCGGTGCAATTTCAATGCCTGTATCAGGGCAACCCCGGTTCCGCCGAGGGTCGATTGTACCAACCTTTCAAAACGTGGGTCGAAAAATCCGATTACGGAACGTACATTCGTTCCGGCGCATACATTGACGTTGCCGACGAGGGCGACGACCTGTTGTTTGCTGCAACGTATGACGTGTATAAGTCCGACAATATGTTTTTCAACGAGAAAACAAAGCGCATGGAGCCGATATTGTTTGCCCTTATTACAGATATGGAAATGACGGACGAAAACACGGACGTTACAACCGTAACCGTCCCGGCGATGATTAACCGTAACGGGACGCAAAAAGCGTGGGTCGAGAGCAACAACGGCGGTGCGGGTTATGAAAAGGTTATTAAAAAGAAAGTCCGGGCGATTACAGACCCGTTTTATCAAGGGGGCAACAAGGAAAGCCGGATAATAACAGCGTCCGCAATGGTTAATCAACATATAATTATGCCGTTCGGTTGGGAAACCCGGTACAAAGCCGTTTACGACCATGTAACCGGATTTTTGCGCAATTTCGGAGCCAACACGCACGACGACTCGGAGGACGGATTGACCGGGATATATGAAAAGGAGATTGCGGACGGCAATATACAGCCATACGCACACGCAAACCGAGGCGTAAGACGGCGCAATTAGCAATATTTTTGAGATATGCAAGATTATCCGGGAAAAAGTTTATAATTTTGTAACCGAAACAAGGGGGCAAAGGGACAGCCCCGGAGAAAGTAACAATATTTTTAACGTTAAAAACAAAGAAGTATGATTTGTAAATGTCCGGCGGGGGTGGCGTTGCCCAATGTACCCGCAATTACGTGTTCGGAAACTTTCGGACAGGTTCAGAAAGTGGCTTTTCAACGTCTTATGAAAGACAGCGAAAGCAAAAACAGTTTTACGAGTAAAGGAAAGATTACGACGTTAGCGTCATGGACGTCCCTGTTATCGGCGGGGGATAGCACGAAAATAGTTGTTTCGCCGTATATCCAAGCCCCGACCGCCGAGGCGGGAGCCGCCCGCACCTTTGGAGGCGGTAACGAAACGTTAGGAGGCGTCGAAGAGATTATTGGACGTGAACCAACCCGGTTTACCGGAGTTATCCGCAAAGCCCAGCAGGAGGTTATCAAGGCATTAAAGAAAATGCAATGCGAAAGTTGGGGCGACAATTTGGGTATCTTCATTTTCGACGAAAACGGCGCAATCGGCGCAATCAAGGGGAGTACAGACGATACATATTTCCCGATACCGATACGTTCGTTGTTTATCGGCGATAAGACGTTGGGCGGATTGGAAGCCCCGGACAGCAACGCAATACAATGGTCGTTTTTGCCGAATTGGTCGGACGATTTGGCGATTGTTGCCCCGGAGTTTAACCCGCTTACGGATTTGAAACTCGGATAAGAGTAATGACGGCGAAAGTTACAAAGGTCGTGTTGGAGTGTCCGACCCTTAACACGACCGAAGAATTTGAGATTAACCACGCCGAACGCCTGTTGCGGATGCCTAACAATGGCGGTTGGCAGTTGCCCGAAAAAACACCTTTTGAATTTAGCAAAGAAAATGGGATTAGATATAAAACGCATACGAAAGGAAATAACGGAACCGAGGAAAAAGGCGACGATAAATAAAGCGGTCATACACCAAAACCGCATTAAATTTCACGCCCAAACCAACGTAACGCCCTTAATGTGTTTACCCACGACCGATTTTTTGGCATGGGTTCAAAATCTTATCCCGCACGATAAATTCAAAATCTTCAAAACATTGTTCCGTTACCCCGTTCGTACCAACGAGGTAACGGGCATTTGTTTTGACAAGTTAAGCCGTATTTTTGACGGTCGTAACCCGGCGTTCAACTATCAATTCCAAAACACGGAACAACGGGACGATTGGGAGTATTACCGCCAAGATGTATTAAAGGAGCCGGAAATTTGGAGTACGAAAGGTTGGGAGTTTTTCAAGACGGAAATAAACAGCGTCTTAATAGTTGATTTGCCCGCCGAGCAAAACCCCGCCGACCGATACCCGACCCCGTATTTTTATTGGCTACCTATCGAAAGCGTCATAACCTTTGAGGCAAACCGGACAACCGGGGTTATAGATTGGATAATTTTCCGCCAACCCGATAAACGCATTGCAGTTATTGACGATGAACGATACAGAGTATTTGCAGAGGACGACGGCGGCAACATAGGCGAATTATTGGTTGATAACCCACACGATTTGCGCTATTGCCCCGCCCGTTTCTTTTGGAACGAGCCAATGAATTTGCGAGAACCGGACGTTAAACAATCCCCGCTAACAAAAGAATTGGAGGCGTTGGATTGGTTTTTGTTTTTCCATATATCGAAGCGGCATTTGGATATGTACGGGGCGTACCCGATATATTCCGGTTACGAACAATCGTGCGACTTTACAAACGCCGAAAACGGCGATTATTGCGACGGTGGATTTTTGAAAGACAAACAAGGGTATTACAGGTTAGACCAAGCCGGATTATTGATGCGTTGCCCCAAGTGCGGCGACAAACGGATTACCGGGGCGGGTTCTTTTGTTGAAATACCGATACCGGACGGGGACAAACAACCCGATTTGCGGAACCCGGTGCAAATGTTGACCGTTGACCGTACAAGTTTGGATTATAACGTTGATGAGGAAAAGCGATTGCGGGAAAACATTATTACCGCCGTCGTCGGACAAAACGAGGAAGTAACCCAACGGGAGGCATTCAACGAACAACAGGTTAAAGCCGCATTTGAGAGCCAAAGCACGGTATTAAACCGAGTGAAAAAAGGCTTTGAAGCCGCACAACAGTTCGTCGATGAAACGGTTTGCCGATTGCGATACGGCAATATGTTCGTATCTGCAAAAGTCAATTACGGCACGGAGTTCTATTTGTACGACGCAAGCGAGTTGCGGAACCGTTACAAGGTGGCAAAGGAAAGCGGCGCAAGTGAGGCAGAATTGGACGCCCTACAAAATCAGATTATCGAAACGGAGTACCGGAACAACCCAACCCAATTGCAGCGTATGTTGATATTGGCAGAATTGGAGCCGTACCGCCATTTGACCCGGAACGAGGTATTGGATTTGTACGGGCGTAACTTAATCCCGGAGAATGAATTGCGTATAAAGTTGAATTTCGCTAACTTTGTCCGCAGGTTTGAACGGGAGAATACAAACATTTTGGAATTTGGAACGCAAATACCATTCGACCGAAAGATTTTAGTAATAACAAGTAAATTTAACGAGTATGCGAGTGAAAACAGCAATCGAGGGTAAAACAAAGGACGTTGCAATTACCGACGTCACACCCGAAAACTACATTGTACCGAGCAACGAACAACTTTTGTATCATTGCGTTATTGAGGTACGCAAGTTTGACAGCGAAACGGGCAAACGCTTATCCGTTCCCCGTATCCAAAAGTTCGGAAAAAAGTCCTTTGAAAACGGCATTTTGGACGCACTGAAAAAACAGGGTTACACGATTACCGTATTGCACGACCCCAACGAGTACGTCAAGGCGCAAGCCGAGGAAAAAGCGGCACGAACCGCCGCACAGCAGAAAGCCGCCGAGGAAAAAGCCGCCGCCGATGCACAGGCAAAGGCAGAAGCCGAGGCGAAAGCCAAAGCCGAGGAAAAAGCGGCGTTAAAGGCTGAAATTTTGGCGGAATTGAAAGCGGCGGGAGTTATCCCGGCGGAACCCGCCAAAGAAACCAAAGCCGATGCAAAGGCAAAGGCAGAAGCCGAGGACAAACCCGGAGCGAAAAAGTAACAGAGTATTAAACTATTAAAAATACGATTATGGCACAGATTGCACAGCAGGACAATTTGGTTATTGAAGTAACAACAACCGCCGAAGCATTGGATAGCGCAACAAAGAAAAAGTTGATTGAATGTATTGAGGGCGGAACAATTACCGACGTAATTTTGGTAACAAAAGAGGGTGAAAAGAAAATCAGCCATGCACGTGTTGTTAGTTGGTTGGTTGACACAAACGGGGAATTGCCAAAATACAGAATTGATATTATTAACGCAAACAGCGGAGCAGTAGCAGGAATCGCACTTAATTAATTCAAAGGGTAAGAATTATGTTAACGAGAGAAATTTTAGTTGCAAATGCGGCATTAGCCGGATTAACCGACGAACAAATTGCGGCAATTACAACATTGTCCGCCAACGACGAAAATAGCGTTATCGCCAAAAAGACGGGCGAAATTTACGGCGGATTGGATGCCGATATTTTGGCGGCGTCCGGTATTGCAAAGGGCGGAACCGAAAAAACGTTTGATTACGCAAAACGTGTGGTCGCCGAGTTCAAAACCAAAGCGGAAAGCGCAAGCGCATTGCAAACCCAAATCGACAGTCTGACGAAAGAAAAGGCACGTTTGGAAAAGGCAATTGCCGACGGTGCGAGCGATGCGGAAACCGCAAAGGCTTTGAAACAGGCGAAAGCCGATTTAACGGCGGTAACAACACAGTTTAACGACCTCAAAAGCAAGTACGATGAAGCCGAAAAGAAATTTCAAACGGAATTATTCGGCGTTCGTATTGAGGGCGCATTGCAGGCGGCAACCGCCGGGTTGAAATTCAAACCGGGATTGCCCGAAAGCGCAACAAAGGTTTTGTTGGCTCAAGCAATCGACAAAATCAAGGGTATGAACCCCGAATATATCGACGACGGCAAAGGCGGCAAAATCATTGCTTTTAAGGACGAAAGCGGCGCAATTATGCGTAACCCGAACAATCAGTTGAACCCGTACACCCCCGGCGACCTGTTGGCAAAGGAATTGGATACAATGGGTATTTTGGATAAGGGACGCCAAGCCGGAGGCGGCGGAACGGTTCCCCCGGGGGGCGGTTCCGGCGGTGGTAGCGGAACAACCATTGACATAACGGGCGCAAAAACCCGTGTCGAGGCTTACGAAGCAATCGCCGCAAACCTTATGGCGCAGGGCTTAACGGCTGGTTCCAAAAAGTTCGACGCCGCAATGAAACAGGCATGGCAGGACAACAATATTGCCGCATTGCCGGAAAAGTAAACAATCACGGGTAAAGGGTAAACCCGCATTTAATAACAATTAAATCTTTAACATTATGTCATTAGTAGCAACAAGATTGCAGAATTGGCGGATTGAGAACCCGGAATTAGACCGTAATATGACCCGCCCGTGTGAGTATGGCGCATTGGATTTCTTCATTGAGCAAACCAACGCCCCGTCCTCAATCATTAATCCTAATTTGCGTGACCGTGCGTTTGCGTCTATTGGTAACACGGTACAAATACCCGTTATCAGTTACGACGGCGATGTACAGGTTAGCAATATCCGTTCGTGTGTTATCGCTGACGATGAAAATACGTCCGCATTGGTAACGGTTGTTTGGGCGACTTATGCCATTGGCTTTACAATGGTTCCCGCCGCATACATGAACAACGAAATTTCGTATGAACACGACTTTTTGCGTAAAATGGAAAAGACGTGCCGTGCGTTGGCTAACAAATTGGACGTCGGAGCCGTTGCCGCATTGGAGGCGAACAAAACACGAGTTTTCAAAACCTCGCTTAACTACAATACAACCGGAAACGTGATAAAAGTTCCGGCCCAAATGGCGACCGAGATTTTGGGCGACATTAACCCGATTATGAGGGCGAATTGTTACCCGGAATATATCCATTTAATCGCAAACGCCGGGGTTGATAGCCTTATCCGTAAGTTAGCGCAACACGGAGTTTACAACGACGTTAATAAGCGTATGGAGTACGACAACAAAGTTTTGCATTACACGAACAACGTAACCGACGAAAATGGCAAAATGGGAACCATGTTTGCCGTTGCCGACGGAAACGTTGGTATCTTAACACGTGTTGACCGTGAGGCATTGCGCCGCACCCGTGCGAATTTCCATGAATGGGACGTTGTACGTTTGCCGTACATTGATTTGCCCGTTGGTTCGCATTATTACACCGCCGTTGGCGACCAGTCCGCAATTATGGGCAACGCAACCGCCGATTTGACGTGCGCCGTTAAGGAGTATTTCGGATTTTCCGTTGACGTGGCGTATATGGTTGCTTACAACAGCGACCCGACTACCGTGGCAAGCCCGATTATCAAAGCCGAGATTGACGGCCGCAATCCGAAAGTGCCGTTGGGTATGCCCGTATATGTAACCAACGCAGCGGAATTTCCCGCCGGAGGTGCAAAGAGCGAATAACGCCGGAGCATAACGAATTGTTAAACCGAGGGGACGGGGTGGTTATCCCCGCCCCCTTATTTATTTCAAACGCAGATGTACCGATTAGAAGAAATACAGGACGCATTATTGCACGTCGTCGGGTGGGAACAATCATACGACCCGGCAAAGGCGATAGACGACAATTTAACGCAGACGGAAAGCGGTTTGACGTTTCAAGGTGCGCACCCCCTTGTAACTTTGGATAATGTCCGGGCAATCGTCCCGGATGATTTCGTTTTTCAATATCCGGTTTGGAATATGATAAGGGAATACAAAGCCGGGGCAAAGGTTCGCCACAACAACAAAGTTTGGATTGCGACACGGGACAACCAAAATGAGGAACCGACCGAAAGCGATTTTAACGACGATTACAACGACGATTACGGAAACCCTTATTGGCAACCGTACAATTTCATTTCCGATTATTTGGAGCGGTTGACCCGTAACGGTATTGCGCAAATGGTACAAACATTCACGCAAATAAAGGGATTGGATAAGGAAACAAAGAACTTGTTGGAACGGCGCACGTTCTTTGACGGTGCGGGACGTATCCGGGCGACGTTGCCGAATAATCATAAATTAGTCGGGTTTGAAATTGTCCCGGTTCGTTCTATGGGCGTAACAATGAAAATCGAACAAATCGGGTTGCAAATGACGGGCGCAACCGGGGTTGTTCGTATGTATCTTTTCCATTCGTCCCAAATTGACCCGATAAAGACGTTTGATTTGAATTTTACGCAGACAAACGGCGGTTTTCAATGGTTCCCGTTGAAAGATTGTTATTTGCCGTATATCAGTACCGGAAACAACGCCGGGGGGTCGTGGTTCCTTTGTTACAACCAAAACGATTTGCCCGCCGGGATGCAGGCAATTAACATGACAAAGGATTGGAGCCGGGAGCCGTGCGGGACGTGTACGGGTTACGTTGATTTGGAGCGTTGGCGGGAAATAACCAAGTATTTACAGGTATCCCCGTTTATGATGAACGCCCCGGAAACATTCGACGAATACCCGGAGTTGTGGGATATTGCGTTGACGATGTACACCAATACGCAGAATTACGGGTTGAATTGCGAAATAACCGTTGGTTGCGACCTAACGGATTTTATCATTAAGGAAAGGCAGATTTTCCAAACGGTTATCCAACGACAGGTCGCCGCAATCATGTTGCGCACGTTGGCAATGAACCCCGATGTTAAGGTAAACCGGAACCAAGTAAACGCAACCCGGTTGGAAATTCTTTACGAATTGGACGGCAACGTTGAGGGTCGCCCCGGCGGTTTGGGTTATGACCTTAAAAAAGCATACGAGGCGTTGCGGTTGGATACGCAGGGTATCGACCGTATTTGCCTTACTTGTAATAACCACGGTGTAAAATACCGGACAACGTAAGATTATGGCGGGGTTAAAGTCAATACAGGATTTACGCAACCGGGTTGCCACGTTCAACAACGGGTTATCGTCCGGCGCATACATTCAACAAATCATTTGGGACAATGACGCCTATATTGTTGATATGAATGCCGAGGAACAATTGTTTGAACAAGGTATTAACCGTTTGGGCGTGGATATTATGGATTACGCCCCGTATTCGCCGTTGACGATAGCCATAAAGGAGGAAAAGGGACAACCGACAAACCGGGTAACGTTACGGGATACCGGGGATTTTGAAGCGTCGTTTTTTTTGGAAGTCGGCGACAAACAGTTTGAAATAAAAGCGTCGGATTTCAAAACGGAGGACTTAATAAAAAAGTACGGGCGGCAAATATTGGGATTGACGGACGAAAATATTGCGGCGTTGATTTGGCAATATATATTCCCGGACTTAATGAAGAAAGCAAAAAACGTATTATATGGCAACGAATAAGAGAACAACCCCTATAATTCCCAACCCGGTTTTAATCGACCGGGTTTTGGGGAACATACAAACCGGGTTAATGGATAACGTCGATTGGTTGGACGTCGCATTTGGGCGGGCGCAACGTATCGCCAAAGTGATACAGGGCAAACGCTATTATACCCCGAACGTATATGCGGGCGGGACGGAATGGAGAGGCGACAATGATTATATCGACGTTTCCCCGGATGCCAATATTGGCAATTTTTCGTTCTTTTGGATAGACGACCCGCAAACGGTCGGTTGGGTTCCCAAAGAGCAAAGCGAGATTAAAGCCCCGTTTTCTCTTATTGTTTGGTTCGATTTGCGCAAGGTTTACCCCGGTCAACTCAACAACCGGAATACCGAGGCATTGAAGAACGAAATATTGACCGTCCTAAATGGCGGTTTTTGGCTGAAAGACGGGACGATTGTAATAAACCGGATTTATGAGTTGGCGGAAAACGTGTACCGTGGGTTTACGTTGGACGAAATAGATAATCAATTTTTAATGCACCCGTTCGGCGGTTTTCGCTTTGAGGGTGTATTGTCAGTTAATCAACCTTGTAACATTTAACGATATGGTAACTTTCATTATTTGGGTTTTGGTCGTGGCAACCGTGGCGGCGTTCCTGTTGACCCTGTTAAAAAAGTGGGGCGTTATTGAGTACGTCCAAGTTCACGGCAACGACTTTTTTGTTAAGATGTTCAATTGCGGCTTTTGCTTATCATGGTGGGCGGGGGTCGTTTTGTCCGTCCTGTTTGCTATATGCACCGGGAACCCGGCATTGTTATTGGTTCCGTTTTGTTCAACAGTCATAACCCGCATACTCTTATGAAAACGACAAAGATAGGGGAACGGGCGGTTGTGTTGTACGACAGTATCGACGAATTGCCGATTTTGCGATTTCACGCATATAACAAAATGTTGCTTATCGACGCCGGGGTTGGGTCGGATTTGAACGATTGGGATGCACATATTGAAAAGGCAATCCGGTTTATCCGAAAGGAAAAGCCGGATTTGGCGGAAAAGGAATTGGATAATTTGCGGCAAAACGTTTATTTCGTCCAATCCGCCATATCGCCAAAGTATTTGGCGTTTGCCTGTTTGGTTAAGTCCGTGGACGGAACCGAATACAACGATATGACGGCGGACGGTTTGCAAAAGGTATTGGATTTATTCGCCGATGCGCCGAACGCCGAGTTGACCGCCCAATTGGAAGCGGTCAAAAAAAAAATAGATGAAGAATTGCAATTGTATTTTCCTATACTATTCGACGACGCCACGGTTAAAGAGTATTACGACCAATTGAAGCAACGCACGATGTTAATGTTGGATGCGATAATAAAGGGGGACGAAAGCGACAAACGGGAAGAAATAGACCATATTACGACGTTGTTGTTGACTTATACAAAACCCAAATCGTTTAGCGGGTCGGATAGCGTGGAAATACAATACGACAAGCAGTTTGAAAATATGTGTTTGATGTTGTCCCAACATTTGCACGTAAACCCAAAATCGTTTACCGTTTTGGAATATTACAACGCATTTGAATACATTAAGGAGCAAGCGAAAAAAGCAAGCATAAAAAGCCAAAATAAGGCGATTTAAGGTGTTTTATTTTTCTGACGATAAATTATACATTTGAGAAAAGAAAATTGATTGTAGGGCAAATTGCCCGAAAATAACAAAAACAAATAGTCGGATATATGGCAGATAACAACAACCCAATTAAATATTCTGATTTGGTAAGCCCCGATAATTCGATTACTGATTTGATAAAGCAATTGGATGAACTTTCAGACGCATATACAAATGCGTTGAAAAATATTAGGGCGGAAGCAATTCAGTTGGCGGCGGTTCTGCAAAAGGTTTCCGGGGCAACCGAGGACGGCAGGAACACAACCAAGAAAGCCGCAGACGATGCGGAACGTTTGGCACGTGCGCAACGTGATTTGGCGTTTGCGGAAAGTGAGAACGCAAAGAAGTTGGCGGAGTTGAAATTGGCACAGCAGGAAGCCAACCAAATTAATAAACTGATTGTGAAAATAAATCAAACCGCCGAGGGTAGTTATAACCGTTTATCGGCGCAATATTCATTGAATAAGATTTATTTAAACAACATGACTAAAGCCGAACGGGAAAACACCGAGGAGGGGCGAAAATTGGTTGCACAAACCAAAGAAATATACGAAGAAATGAAACGTTTGCAGGAAGCAACCGGGAAATTTCAATTGAACGTCGGAAATTATACGGAGGCGTCCGACGCAATTATTGCGTATGGCGACAAATTAAAAGAAACGTTAGGTTTAAATAGCGCATTTGGCGAAAGTCTTTTGGCGTTAGGACGTGGCGGGGCTGAAAGTAAAGCCGTTTTTACAGCTATTGGCGACGGGGCAAAAGCATTGGGAAAAACTTTGTTGGGATTACTTTCAAACCCGGTTTTTTTGGCGATTGCCGGAATTGCGGCGGCGGGTGCGGCGTTCAAATGGTGGTACGATTACAACGCCGGATTAGTTGAGGCAACAAGGTTGACGAAACAATTTACCGGGAAAAGCGGCGATGATTTGAAAGCGTTTAGAAACGAGGTGCAAGCCGTCGCAGATTCGTTCGGCGCAGATTTCCGGGAAACATTGATTGCAACAAACGCATTATCAAAACAATTTGGTATTTCTGCAAATGAGGCATTGCAGTTGGTTAAGGATGGTTTTTTGTCCGGAGCCGATGCGAACGGGAAATTTTTAGACACGTTGAAAGAATACCCGGCATATTTCAAAGAGGCTGGAATATCAGCAGACCAATTTGTTGCGATTGTAGCCCAAACAAACAAAAAGGGTATCTTTTCGGACAAAGGCGTTGACGCAATTAAGGAGGCAAATTTGCGTTTGCGTGAAATGACGACGGCGACGGCGGCGGCTTTGGACGGTATCGGTATTTCGTCGGAACAAGTTCAAAAAGATTTGCAGACCGGAACCAAAACAACGTTCGATGTTATACAAGACGTTTCCGCAAAATTGGCAGAATTGCCGGATAATGCGGCAACGGTCGGGGCTGCAATTGCAGATATATTCGGGGGACCCGGAGAGGACGCCGGATTGCAGTATTTGCGCACGTTGAAAGATATTTCAACAAACATGGATGAAGTAAAAGGGAAAGCCGGAGTTTTGGCGCAATTGCAGGAGGAACAATTGCAAAGCCAAATTGAGTTGCAAAACGCATTATCCGGGTTGTTTGACGCAACCGGAGGAAATTTTGAAACGTTGACAACGCAGGCAAAAGTTTTTGTTAACCAAGGATTGACGGCGATAATAAAAGGGGTTATTGATGTTGTCAATTACTTGATTGAGTTATACAATGAAAGTGTTTTGATACGTGCAATTTGGAATGGGATTGTTGCCGGATTCAAAACAACATTTGATACGTTGGGAAATTTGTTTGGATTCTTTATTGATATAGTCAAAGCAACCGGAACCGCATTAAAGGGAGCGTTTACGTTGGATTTTGACGACGTAAAAAAAGGATTGGCAGATTATGCAGCAGCGTACGGGAATTTGGTTAAAGCCCAAGTTAAAGACATAACAGAAAATTTCCAAGAGGGTTTAGAGGGTATGCAGAAGAAAATAAAACCGTTAACAATCCCGGTTTCTGTTGGAGATACCCCGACGCCACAAACAGAAAATAAGCCCGTAACGACACAGAACCCAACCGTAACGCCAAGGGGTAAAAGCGATGCGGAAAAGGCAGCAGAACAGCAAGCAAAACAAATTGAGGCGGCATACAAAAAGAATTTGGAAGCAACCCGAAAATTGCAGGATGCACAATTGCAGTTGGTAACCGACGAATGGGCAAAGCGTCGCCAACAAACGCAATATCAGTATTCCCGCCAAATTGAGGATTTACAACACCAATTGCAGACCGAAAAGGATTTGAACGAAACCGGACGTCAAGCGATAAACGCCACAATTACGGCGTTGGAACAGCAACAAACCGAGGCGTTATTGAAAATCGAACAAGACCGACAATTGCAGGAATTAGCGTTACAGAAAGAAAGCATTGAATTACGTTTGCAAGCAGTCAAAGAGGGAAGCGAGCAGGAAAGACAATTGCGGATGCAGTTGTTGGAAAACGAAAGACAAACCGCATTATTACAGAACCAACAGAAACCGACCGGGCAACAGCAGGACGCCGCGGCGATTAATGCAAGTTTTGACGCAAAGGGAGCCGGAATTGCGGACGAATATTTGCAAGCGCAATTACAGATATTCGACCAACAACAAGCGTTGGCACAATCGGAGTTTGATTTGTTGAGAAATTCAGAAGCCCGAAAAACTCAATTCCGTTTGCAAGCAGAAAAGGAACGTTTGCAAAAGGTTTTAGAATTAAATCAGCAAGCCGCCAATAAATTGTCTGATGTTGAGGTACAAACAATTCAAAACACTATTAAAAAAATAGACCAAGAAATTGAGCAATCCAAAGGGGAGGAACGAGGAACAGACATTTACGGTTTGTTTGGGCTTAATTTGGACGACGACCAAAAAGAGGCAATTAATACGTCTATGCAATTTGCATTGGATGCGTTAAATACATTCACGGCGGCACGTGTTGCCGCAGCAGATGCAGCCGTTGAGCAAGCGGATAAAGAGGTTTCCGCCGCACAATCGGCGTTGGATGCAGAATTGGAAGCAAGGGCAAACGGGTACGCCAATAATGTTGTACAAGCGCAAAAGGAGTTGGATTTAGCAAAGAAAAACCAAGAAAAAGCGTTGAAAGAACAACAGAAAGCGCAAAAACAGCAGGCAGCAATACAAACATTGCAGCAAATCGAAAACATGGTAACAGCAACGGCGTTGATTTGGTCGCAATTAGGTTTCCCGTTTGCAATACCTGCAATTGCCGTAATGTGGGCGAGTTTTGCAGCGTCTAAAATCAAGGCGGCGCAATTGGCAAAACAGACCGGAGGAACCGGAGGAACGGAAACATACGGCGACGGTACCGTTGAACTTTTGGAGGGCGGTTCGCACCAAAGCGGAAATGATATTGATTTAGGAACGAAACCGGACGGAACCCGCCGACGTGCCGAGGGAGGCGAATTTTTCGCCGTGATAAATAAACGAAGTTCGCGCCGTTTCAGAAAGATAATACCGGACGTTATCAATTCGCTAAACAATGGTACATTTGCATACAAGTATTTAAAATCCTATTCAGACGGAGACGGCTTGACGTTAAACGTTACCGGACAAAGCCCGGATTTACGCAATTTGTCGGATGATGTAAGGGAAATTAAGGAACAGAACCGACGACGAGTTTACGTGGATTGCGACGGAAATACGATTGAAAGTTACAAGAATTTGAAACGTAAAATAAAAAGACTATGACACCAAAATATAGATTCTTTTTGCAGATAGGGGAGGACGGAACCAAACAAACCGTCCGCCCTAATTATAAGGATGATTTAACGTTGGATTATGAGTTGGAAACAAATCAAAGGTTTTACCGGGCTAAATTGTCCGGTAAAATAAACTTTGTCCGTGCTGATTACGATATTATCAATGACGCCCCGTTTGATTCTGAATTTTTCCTATATATCGAAAAAAGCGATGATTGGGGACAAACATACAATCAATACTATAAAGCAAAGTTTATGAAAACGGATTGTACGTTTAATGATGATGATAAATTGGTTACGGTACAGCCGGAAACAATAGACCAATACAACGACGTTTTGGCAGGATTGGAAAAGGAATACAATTTAATTGAGTTGACCCCACAAATCGAATTTCTTACAATAAGAAAACGCCCATTGATACAAATATACGTTCCCGGAGATAGTATTGTTTCGTGCTTTTTGGGCGGCACGAATTGGGAACAAGACGCAAACGCCACGACCGACCAAAACGCATTAGTTGGTACATATCATTTTGCATTGTGCAATATTTTGAAAGAAATACAGATTACGCCGAATGGTTCCCCGTCGGCAATAGGCGGATTGTATATCGGACGAATGAAAACTGGTGCAAATGTGAATAATTTCGAGGGAAAATTATACCCGGAATTAAACGTAGATTATTATATCTATATTTCGCAACAAAGAATTGAGGGTTTACCGTTTGGGGGTGTTATAGTCGAAATACGCAAACGTTCCGATGATACGGTAATGTTTCGCTATTCAAAGGCTACAACATCTCCTTTTGATACGTTGGAGTTTGATTTAACCGCTGTTAAGGGGGCCGGCGCAAGTGGTACGATGCACGCCGATATGAAAAGTTATAATATATACGCCCGATATTTGGTTGATGTTGATAAAATAGACGATTTAGATACATACCCGTTGCCGTCCGATGATATTGTAGATAATAATAGAAATTACCGCCGGGCAATTGGTTACGCAATCGACGTGGCATTTATATCTAAAAATTTTTCAGATACGCCGACCGAGTGGGGATTAGCCGACAATGGAAAGTATTTTGCGCCGCCTTATTCCATATATGGACAAACGTTTTATCCAATCGCCCGGTCAACGTGGCGTTATGCGTCGTTATGGTTTGGGTTTTATCTGATGGATTGGATATTAGAGGAAAAAGCCCGAAAAGCATATACTTTGCGTGATGCGTTTACATTGTCGTCATGTATCAATGTGCTATTAAAAGAATTTGCGCCCGGAATAACGCATGAAGCGACGCCGGAATACAGCCAATTTCTTTATAACACAAACAATCCTATTTCCGGGCAGTCATTTAAGTTGCTAATAAGTCAGAAAAGTAATATCATTAATGGAGAATATCATACCCCGGCGCAAAAAGCCCCGGTTACATTGCAACAGATTATGACGATGTTACGGGATATTTACAAATGTTATTGGTATATTGAGGACGGAAAATTTAAGATTGAACAAGTAAGTTGGTTTAGAAATGGCGGTTCGTATGGATATAACCCAATTATTGATTATGATTTAACGCAGTTAGAAAACGTTAGGAATGGCAAGAAATTAGCTTTTGCGACGTCGGAATATTCATTTGACAAAGTAGATATGCCGGAACGTTACCAATTTGAATGGATGGATGACGTAACAACGCCATTTGAAGGGTTGCCAATAGAAATTACGTCAAAATATGTAACAGCCGGAAAGATAGAAAAAATAAATATTTCCAATTTTACGTCTGATATTGATTTGATGTTGTTAAACCCCGGTGTAATTAGTTCGGATGGATTCGCATTGTTTGCGGCGGTTACGCCGTCCGGAGTCGGACAATTGGAATTACCGTTTACACGGCAAACCGTTGATAATGTAGAATACTATTTGCAAAACGGTTATTTAGCGTTTATCAATATACAACCGACATATTGGGTTTATGATATGCCCGCACGGAATTTCAAAATAAATAATTCCCCATATTATGCTATGGGAGGATTGGAACGTAAAAAGAAACAAACATTGAATTTCCCGGCAGGAACCACAGACCCAAACCCGATGCTGTTAGTTAAAACATATATCGGTAACGGTCAAGTTGATAAACTTTCAGTAAATTTGTGTAGTCGAAACATTAAAGCAACGTTGAAATATGATACAGAATAACAATATAAGCGTTTTACCGTGGTACACGTCAATAAATGAACAGAACCACCGTAAAAGTTACGCATACGGGCAAATATACCCATTGTTCGCACCGGCTAATAGATTATTGCCGTTTCAGATAATAAGAAATACCCGTTCAAATTCTGTTACGTCTGTTATTCTATATGATAAAACCGGAAAACAAATTGCAAATATAACAACATACATGAGGGAAACCGGATTGCAAGTTGTCCGGTTTCAGTCGTTGGGATATGATGTAATATTATACCCGGCAATATTACCCATGCTGTTAAATCAGTTTGACGGAATTTATTATTTGCAGTTATCTGATGGCGTACAAACGTGGTATTCAGAAATGTTTACCGTCGTACAAGATGTTTCCGGGTACCTTAAAATTGAATGGTGGGACATGGAAAATTTGGTATTTGATGCCGGACAAATAGTATATAAAAACCCGGATTTCAAAAATACGTTGTACCTTTGTACAGAGTTGGGAAAACCGGATTATGAATTTGAAGAGGACGGCGAAAAAAGGGACGGTTATTTTTTCCCGGAAAAACAAATTTCGGTAAAGACGTTCAAATGTACTATATTGGCACCGGAATACTTATGCGATGTTATGCGTTTTATTCGTATGGCTGATTATATACACATAACGGATAAATACGGCAGGGAATACGATTGCGACACGTTTCTAATTACCCCAAAATGGCAAACGCAGGGGGATTTGGCAAGCGTGGAAATTGAGTTTGAAACGGCGACCGTTGCCAAAAAGATAGGGCGGGGATACATTACGCCCGGAAGAAAGGGAGAGTTTAATAACGATTTCAATAACGATTTTAAGATTTAACAGTATGGGAAATTACACAGAATTAAAAGCCGCAATTGCCGCCGTTATCAAAGCAAACGGAAACAACGAGATTACCGGGGCAATCATGCAAAACGTGTTGAAAACGATTGTATCAACCGTTGGAGCCAATAGAACCTTTGTTGGCATAGCGAACGCAGATACCAACCCCGGGTTACCGGACGGTAACGTTTTTTATATCGCTTATACGGCGGGGAATTATGTAAATTTCCAATCCAAGGCGGGTAATTTGACCGTAAACCCCGGCGAATTGGCAATATTATACAACGAGACGACCAATTGGGGTAAATCTGTTATCGGCATGAGTTCGGACGGCGTTATTGCGCTTGCGAACATAACAAACCAAATCAACGCAACCGGACGTTATGCGTACACGGATACGGGTATTGTAAGGGCGTCAAATGCGGGTTCCCAAAAGGTGTGTACATTTTTGGTTGCGGGTCAACCATACCAATTTACATTAACGCCCGTTGGAGGCAACGCCCCGGTAAATATACAAGGTATTAAAGCCGACGGAACATTTGACATTATTGGCTCCATGACGTTAACGCCCGACGGGGCAACGAAAACCGTAACGCCAACCGAAAATTATTACGGGTTTACGATTTATTACGGTTCCAAAACAACCGCCACGTCTGTAAATGTATTGTTTGAAGCTCCGACAACCGGGGGAATGGGTTTGCCGGACGGTATGGGGGGCGCAACCAACTTTTACCCCGACCCGTTTATTGAGGCGGGTTCGAATATTAATGAATTGGAGGGCGTACAAGCTGTTTCCAATATAGGAACGCCGGAATATTACGCCGACCGTATTGTTTTGCCCGTGGGTTCGTTTTTAGGGGTTATATTGGATTTGTCGCAATTACCATATAATCCAAAAACGGATTATCTTAACGCATTAATGAAAATTAGTGCGCCGGGTACAGGTCATTTGTTAAATGTGTCATTTGACCCTATAACGTCGGGTGTCTTTAGTTCAGCCGTTCAATTAACGACCGACCCGCAATTTGACGGTTGGGTATCTTTTTACAATGTAACCGGATGTTCGACGTTATCCAACCGTTGCCGTGTAACATTCGACAACCGAAAAGGTACACAGCCGTTAACGATTTACCGTTGTATGATGTGGACGGGTCAAGATGTAACCCCGTTCGGTATGTTCGCAAAACAGGCGTGGAACGCATGGAAAAAGGTAAAAGATATAAAAGATATTCCCATTAAAACAACTAATTACGCCCCGTATTACAACGAATTTAATTTACAGAGTTCATCAGCAATGAATGTTGTAAGAACACGCACAACGTTGTCTTATACGGTGAACAAAGCCGGAGCTACTGCATTTATTGGATATGATTTCAATTTAGAGGATAGTCCGTTTGAGATTGGCGACGTTATCGGTTACGGTGCGGATAATGTGGTTGTAAGTAGTGCAACAATCGCCATAATGTATTGCATATTTTACAATGGTTCAACCGAGATTTCCCGGTTAGCGTTACAATTAAGTGCAGGCGGTTTTTGTACTCACTCCGGCACAATTCCGGAGAATACAACCCGTATATTGATACGTTCCCAAATTAGTGGTGTTGGTGCGGCAATATCGGTTGGCGACAACTATTTGACAAAAGGCGAAATAAACAAATTGAGCGAATGGGAACGCCAAAGCATAAAGCGCGGGACAACTGTAAACACAACCGCCGCCGTTGTTTACGTGGATGCGGTCAACGGAAACGACACGAACCCCGGCACGACGGAAAGTGCCGCATTAGCGACGTTTGCCGCCGCATTTTCCAAAACAGGCATTGATACAACAATTATATTGATAGGGGACACGACCGAACGTTTGAATATCAAAACCAAGTCAAACCAACGTTCCGTCCGTCTTATCGGTAAACGTGGATTAGTTAACCGTATCATTTGCGGAACAAAAATTGATAGCGGAACATTAGTTGCGGGTACAACGAACGTTTACCAAACCCCGTTGTCGTCCTTTTCAGCTGCCGACTATTTCCAATTGTTCCAACATGAGGTATTCGACGAAAGTACGTTGATACCGGACAACGAACGCCACCCGTTACAACGTGGGAAAACGTACCGTTGTGATAGCACAAAGATAACCCGTGTTACGTCGTTGGATGCCGTGAAAACGTCCGAGGGTTACACGTTCTTTTATGATACAGACGCACAAATGTTGTACGTCAAAATCAAAGAGGGTACAACGTTAGCCACCAACCCGGTTTACATTCCGGGCGGTTCCGGTATTTCCGGCAATGACGGTTCCGTTGCTTTTGAAATGGTTAATATTGAATGTTGGTACGGTTCAATTTCGTTAAGGTTTTGCCACGGCGGACGGGCGATTGATTGCGCAGCAAAATACGCATTTGGCGGCGGTGCGTGGTCGTGGGAGGCGGCAATTGGTGTGGAATTGATACGATGCGAAGCGGCACGGGCGTTTAGCGGTTCGAGTACCGGGGACGGGTTCAACGCACACAGCACAACGACTGACCCGGCATTGGCGAAACATACCGTTGCAACGATGATTGATTGTTGGAGCCACGACAATAACGACGACGGATATAGCGACCACGAACGTTGCGAAACAACCATTATTGGCGGATTGTTTGAATACAACGTAAAAGCCGGATTAACGCCCGCTTTTGGTTGCCACGATACGATATATAACGCCTATTGCCGTAAACAGGTTAATAACGGTATCGCATTAGTTGGAAGCGCAACGGAGGCGGAGGGCGGCAGAGGTTCGCAAATATTCGTGATTGGTTGCATTTGCGAGAACAACGCAAACAATTATTACGTTTCCGGCGATAAGTCCGGGAAGGATGAAAATTTTGGTAAGTTCGTAAATTGTATATCTTTGAACGGTTCAAAATATGGGTATTTGTGCGGAGCGAACGCCCGTATTGAATTGAACAATTGCACGGATAGCGGAAGCCCAACCGCAAAAAGTGGCAACATAGTAGTCAACAACGCCGCATTAGTTGAATAATTAACCGAGGAAAGGGGCGACAATAAAAAGGTCGCCCCGTACCGATTTAACCATTTGGAAAGTATGCAAGAACGTAACATTATCAACGGAACAACCACGGTTGACAACCGCACGGAATTTATGTTGTGCGAGATTATAAAGCAATAACCAAAACGGGGGCGGTTTACCGCCGCCCCTTAACTCTTTATTTATGGACGATATGGATAAAATTTTTAATTGGGAACAATGGCGTATTATTGCCATTTCCACGGTTAGCCCGTTATTTGGGTTTTTAACCCCGACAAAGGGTTTTGTTTATGCGTTAGTCGTAATGTTTGCGTTCAATATTTGGGCGGGTATGAGGGCGGACGGCGTGGCGATTGTGCGATGCAAAAACTTTTCGTTCCGTAAGTTCAAAAACGCATTGTGCGAATTTCTGTTGTATCTGTTTATCGTGGAGGCGATTTTTGTAATAATGAAAAATTGCGGCGATGAAAATGCGGCGGTTATCGTGGTAAAATCACTAACATACGTGTTCATGTATGTATATTTGCAAAATGCGTTTCGCAACTTAATTAAGGCATACCCGAAGAAAATAGCCTTACGGATAATATACCATGTTATCCGTTTGGAGTTTACAAGGGCTTTGCCGTCGCATTTGCAACCGATAATTGACAGATTGGAAAAAGAATTTGGGGACGACCCCGACAAAAACAATAAAAAGAAAGGAGAAAACGAAAATAAGTAAATAAATAATTATATTTGCAACGGGGATAGGTCGGAGTAGCTACCGACCGAAAGGGCAAGCCAACAGCCCGTCCCCGTTTCTTATTTGTTGGCAGTTCTTAAAAGTTGGCAATTATGGAAAATGAGATTTGGAAAGATGTTCCCGGATATGATGGGTATTATCAAGTTAGTAATTATGGGCATGTTAAATCATTGAGCAGACAAATAGTTGTAAGAGGAAATACACGTTTATTGCATAATGATAGATTTATAACTGTCTCTTATACACATCTGACGCTGCCGACGACTTAATAGG